GTGTGCTATGCGAGGTACACTACAAGAAGAACTTGCAAACGACATTGTACGTGAGATTCAAAAAGCAACTGGTGCAGAACACTTAGGTGTCTATGTACAAGCAACACATGGTTGCGTAGAGAACAGAGGTGTTAAAGCACACAGTAGTCTTACACAAACAACTGTTTTAAAAGGTGCGTTTAAAGATGACGCAGGTACAAAGAAAGAGTTCATGGACAATATTAAATTACAACAGGAGTTTGCACCACGATGAGTATACAACCAAAAGACCCCAGCAGGCGACATTTTTACATCAGTATAGTAAAAAGTGTAATACGTATCGGAGCAGGTGGCTTTCTTATATTTGGTGACTTAGGTGTAGCAGGTACTTTGCTAATAGTAGCAGAACTACTAGGCATTGCGGAGGAACTGTAATGAAGTTAAGGTATAGTGAAGCATTTTATTCAGTACAAGGCGAAGGCAAGTTTGTAGGAGTACCTAGTGTATTCCTACGTACCTTTGGTTGCAACTTTCGCTGTATGAACTTTGGTTATGAACGAGGTTCATATGTACGCAAAGAAGGTACTAAATATAATCCCGATGTTAAAAAACTGATAGACAGTAACATAATAGAAACAGTTGAAACGTTTGAGGATTTGCCAATTGTACATACAGGCTGTGATACTTATGCAAGTATCTATCCTGAATTTAAAAAGTTTATGATGGATAAAACCGTAGACGAAGTTGTAGAACATTTGCTAAGTTTAACACCCGAAGGCAAGTGGACTATGGAAAACGGACAAGATGTCCACTTAATATTTACAGGAGGAGAGCCTTTGTTAGGGTGGCAGAAACTGTATGTCGAATTACTAAAACACCCTAAAATGAAGGACTTAAAAAATGTCACATTTGAAACAAATACTACTCAGAAACTTAGACCAGAGTTCAAGGACTATATCGAGTCTCAGGATAAACTTCGAGTTACTTGGAGTTGCTCACCAAAACTTTCAGTATCAGGTGAGATTTGGGATGATACTATCAAGCCTGAAATTGCTAGGTCTTATTATGATATTCCTAACAGTGACCTTTACTTTAAATTTGTGGTCGCTGATGCAGTTGACGTGGATGAAGTGTCTAGTGCCGTTGTGGAATATCGCAAGGCAGGCATCGAAGTCCCTGTATACGTCATGCCGCTCGGCGGTCACTCAGACGAGTATCAAACCAATACCAAGCAAGTCGCAGAGCTCGCAATGGAGCGAGGCTGGCGGTACACACCCAGACTACACGTCGACATCTTCGGAAACGCCTGGGGAACTTAACGACGCGATTGTAGAAAGTATTAGAAAGTATATGTGATCGATAAATGTCTAAGAAAAAAATTGCAATCATAGGTAGCGGTAATGCAGGTTGTATTACCGCTCTAAATTACGGATTTCACGGATCTACTCTATTTGATATCGATTTGTATCATGATCCAGATGTAAATATCGAACGAGTAGGTCAAGGGACTACAGTAAGTGTTGTAGAATTGTTATCCGATGCTTTGAATTTAGATTGGTCAAATAACCCAATTAAAGCAACGTTTAAATCGGGTATTCAATACGAAAATTGGGGTAAAATAAATCATAATTTTTTCCATAAATTTTATATGTCTAACATGTCTTGTCATTATGTTCCCAATTTACTTTCTAAAACAGTAATGGAGTCTTCTTATGTCAATACTATAGAACGTAGTATTGTTGATCCAGAATCAGATATAGATGCCGATTTTATTTTCGATTGCAGAGGTAAGCATAAGAACGAATATGAATTATACAACACTATTGTTAATCCTCTTAATTCTGTGTTATTGTCTAGAAAAGAAGGAAAAGATTTAGAATTGCACTACACAAGATGTGTTGCTACTCCGGACGGATGGACCTTTGTAATACCTAATCACGATAGCGTTTCTTATGGTTACTTATATAATAATACTATCACTTCAAAAGAAGAAGCTACAGAAAATTTTATAAAAATGTTTGATGTTGTACCAGACGGAGCATTAACATTTAAAAATTATATTGCAAAAAATATGTGGCAAGGGGAAAGAACAATACTTAATGGTAATAGATTTTCATTCATTGAACCTTTAGAGGCAACATCTACAGCTTTTTATCTTAAAGTTGCTAAAATTGCTTGGGATCACATAGTAGATGGTTATTCAAAAGAGCATTGTAACAATAACGTGCAAATGGAATCTAAAAAACTACAACAATTTATACTTTGGCATTACCAGAATGGTTCTAAATTTGATACTCCTTTTTGGGACTACGCAAAACAATTAGCATTTAATCTTGATATAGAATTTCAACAACATCTGTTAGACGCTACTAAAGATTCGTATCTCTCTATAGAGAAATCTAAATACAAAGAGAAAGAGTACGGAATTTGGCCAAGGTATAGTTTTAAATTATGGCACGACAACGTTTCTAAAGGAGCATAAAAATGAAAAAATTTTTAAAGAAAATAACAGGCATTGACAAAGAAGAACAACGAATTGCTGAAGGAGAATTAAAATTATTAGAAAAAACGGATCCGAAAGCAGCCGCTACTAAAAAGAAAGAACCTTATATAACAGTGTTAGATACTCATATAAACAAGGATAATATTCGCAACGGATTTTTTGAGTTAGACTGGAACGAATATTTTATTCTAGAGTTAAGACGAAATGGTTACGGTGAAGAAGGAGATCCTGAAGAAGAAATAGTCGATCGCTGGTTTAGAGATATTGTATACGGTATGTTAGAAGACGAAGGACTAGATACTGATAGAGGTGCTGGTTATATTAATGTAACGCCTATTGAAAAAGGACGTAGCGAAGTATCATGAAAGTACGCATAGGTCCATATCGTAAGAACCGTGCCACAAGAGTTGAAATAGAACCACACGACACATGGAGTATGGATTGTACACTTGCTATGATTATTCATCCTATGCTTGTACAATTAAAAGCAACTCAACACGGTCATCCAGCAGACTTGACAGAACAAGAGTGGGATGATATACTAGACGAAATGATCTGGGCGTTTGGACACAAGTCAAAAGAAATAAATGCTGGAGACATGTGTCGTGATAAATGTTCAAACTTTGCTGATCCAGTATGCATGGCTTGCATAAACGAAACACAAGAACGCCTTACAAATTCATTTACATTGTTTGGCAAGTGGTATGAAAATTTATGGGATTGATAATGCTTGACACAAGCCAGATCTGGCGCTATAATGGTAGTATAAATTACACAAAGGCAAACTAATGGCAACTTACATTCTAGTAGATACAGCTAACACATTCTTCCGTGCTCGGCATGTTGTGCGTGGTGACTTAGACACAAAGGTTGGGATGGCTCTACATATCACTCTTAATTCGATTAAAAAAGCATGGCAAGACTTTGATGCTAGTCATGTTGTATTTTGTTTAGAAGGACGTAGTTGGCGCAAGGACTATTACGAACCCTACAAGCGTAACCGTCAAGAAACTCGTGATGCGCTGACTCCTAGTCAGCAAGAAGAAGATACAGTATTTTGGGAGATCTTCGACGAGTTTAAAGACTTTGTTAGCAACAAGACTAACTGTACTGTTATGCGTCATCCACAACTAGAAGCAGATGATCTTATTGCAGGTTGGGTACAAGCACACCCTAATGACAATCATGTTATTATTAGCACTGACGGCGACTTTGCACAACTTATTGCACCCAATGTAAAACAGTACAACGGTGTTAGTAACACTACAATTACACACGAAGGCTACTTTGACGACAAAGGTGCACATGTTATAGACAAGAAAACAAAAGAGGCTAAGCCTGCACCTGATCCTGCATTTATGTTGTTTGAGAAGTGTATGCGTGGCGACACTAGTGACAATGTGTTTAGTGCATATCCAGGTGTACGTAAGAAAGGCACTAAAAACAAAGTAGGCCTTATTGAAGCATACGAAGACAAAGAAACAAAAGGCTTCAACTGGAACAACATGATGCTACAGCGCTGGGTTGATCATGAAGGTGTAGAGCATCGTGTGCTAGACGACTATCAGCGTAATGTTGTATTGTGCGATTTAACTGCACAACCTGCAGATATTAGAGACATAATCAATAGCACTATTGCAGAACAAGCAATAACAAAAGATGTAGGCCAAATTGGAGTTAAATTATTAAAATTTTGTGCAAAATGGGATATGCAACGTATTGCTCAAAATGCTAAACTGTATGCAGAACCGCTAAATGCAAAATATCAAACCAAAGTCCTTGAGGAACAACTATGAAGAAAGTTGAAGCAAAAACAATACTTGATAACAAGTTTTGGATTGTGGAAGATAAAGGTAAAAGATTAGGTACTTTGTCTTTAACTGACGAAGCCTTTCTGTTTAACACAAAAAACGGTACAGAGATTTTTAATACATTATCTAAGTTAAACAAACGCTACAACGTTGATATTGTATTCAGTTCAAAAGAAAACTCTTTCACACAAACAGATTCGGAAGTATACGGTTATCCTACAAGTTGTACTCCTTATAATATTATGTATGATGTAAAAAAGAAACTTCCTCTTTTTACAAAAAGTACAAAAAGTAAAAGTTTGTATTGTGCTGGATTCTATACCATACACTTTGATAAAGGATGGGTTAAAAGTTTTTGTCCTAAATTGATTACAATTGAACGTTATGAAAATTGCGGACCGTTCAAAACTGAATTAGAAATGCGTCAACAATTGAGTAAAGTCAATGCAAAATGAACCGTTAAATACTATAGCAATTCAGCAATTTATTCAAAAAGTTAAGGCTGCTGATAATTCGCATGCAAAAGAAGTTAAATTAGATCTAGTGTCTGCTAAAAATTTAGCTTACACACTAGGTATGGTTATGACACGTCTAAACGGAAATCTAGAAAAAATTCTCACCAGTCAAACAAAAGACAGTAACGAAGTTATTGATATTAAACTTGACGGTGGGGATAACTGGTAAAAAAAGATAAATATATACGTAGTTAATTAAAAGGATTACGTATAATGAGCAGACCAAAGCCGCACATACTGTTAGAATATGTTAATAAAAAAAGTTATAAAGCAGAACAAGTTCTAGAAGCAGAAGCAATTTGGGCTGTGTTTTATAAAGATGCACCTTTTAACTTAAAGTCTCTTAATGCTCTAACAAGTTATCCTGGTCCAAAATACAAAAAAACTAGTTTTAGTAATCCGGGGCATGCTTACAATTTAGCAAAAAAACTAAACGAGTTATTTTCTTGTCAAGACTTTGCTGTATATAAGTTAACCTCAGGGGAACTTGTAACCGAAAATGAGCAATAAACTCCTTTACACCAAGATATTCCTCAAACAATCCGACAAAAGCATAAACGAAGTTAGCGTAAAGGAACATCTTTCCTTGTGGTGGCAAAATACGAGATCAAAAGAGCAAGGAGGACTACGCTTAACAGATGAAGGATTTCGATTTATTGTAGAAGAACTTAATTTACAAACATACGACATACCTTATCCACAAGATTTCGAACTTACTACTAATACTATAATTTGGTTAGATAACTTTATCGACTGTCCGTATTTCTTGAGTAGGAAAGGTATTGTAGTTACGAACGAAAAGAAAGCTGTTGAACTAAGTCTTTTTTCGGGAGATGTTCGTAAATACGGGCTTACAAAAGCTCTCAATAAACAGAAAAATAGTTGACATATCCCTGTACGATGCTATAATAGTATTGTAAGTTAAAAACACGGCACTGATAACTTAAGAGGAATACTATGGAAACTTCAACACTACGGCAAATTACTCCCAATAACGCTAAGTCTAGCATTAGCCATGCAATGAGAAAAATGCGTCCAATCTTTCTTTGGGGCCCGCCAGGTATTGGTAAAAGTGATATCGTAAAGCAGATTACAGACAGTTTTACAAATTCTAAACTTATTGATATCCGCTTATCACTTTGGGAACCTACAGATATCAAGGGTATTCCATATTTTGACAGCAACTCCGGTACTATGGTATGGGGTGCTCCTGCAGAACTGCCTGATGCGGCAATGGCAAAAAAGTATGATAACATTGTATTGTTCTTAGACGAAATGAACTCGGCAGCGCCAGCTGTACAAGCGGCAGCATATCAGCTTATTCTTAATCGCCGAGTTGGGCAATACGAATTGCCCGACAATGTAATGATTGTTGCGGCTGGTAACCGTGATGCTGACAAAGGTGTTACTTATAGAATGCCTGCTCCGTTGGCTAACCGTTTTGTGCACTTAGAACTTGCTGTATCATTTGATGACTGGTTCCAGTGGGCTGTAGAAAATAATATTCACACAGATGTTGTAGGATATCTTACATTCAGTAAAAAAGATTTATATGATTTCGATCCTAAATCATCTAGTCGTTCTTTTGCAACTCCACGTTCGTGGACATTTGTATCAGAATTATTAGAAGATGGCTTAGACGAAAACACCACTACTGATTTAGTTAGTGGTGCGGTAGGTGAAGGACTTGCTGTAAAATTTATGGCTCACCGCAAAGTGGCTAGTACCTTGCCTAATCCTACCGACATACTTGTAGGAAAAGTAAAAGAAATGGACAGTAAAGAAATCAGTGCCATGTATTCCTTAACTGTTTCGCTTTGTTATGAACTAAAAGAACTTGCAGATAAAGACGATAAAAAGTTCGATGACCGAGTTAATAATTTCCTACGGTTTGCTATGGATAACTTTGATACAGAGTTAGTAGTAATGGGTATTAAATTGGCCCTCACCCAATATTCATTACCTATTGATCCTGACGCAGTTGAATGCTTTGATGAGTTCCATGAGCGTTTTGGAAAATATATTAAGGCTGCTCAAGGCAACTAGTAATATATTTTTACCAAAAGGACGGCAATGTCGTCCTTTTTTTTCTAAATTGTTTGACAATAACTGTAAATATTGTTATAATATAGTATATTCATTACAAAGATCAGGTATAAGTTATGGGCATCGAAACAAAAAGTTTTCAACCTAATCCAGACATTACGCCAGAACAACTAACCACAATGCGTGAAGACGTACACGATCGAGTAATTGTTGCACGTATCGGCTTATTACTTCGACATCCGTTTTTTGGTAATATGGCAACTCGTCTGCGTGTCGAACACTGTGATGATTGGTGTCCTACAGCGGCTACTGACGGTCGTACTCTTTACTACAATACTCAGTTTTTTAATGCGCTGAGTAATAAAGAAATTGAATTCGTTATTGCTCACGAAATTTTACATTGTGTATTTGATCACTTAGAACGTAGGCAAGATCGTAATCCTATGTTGTACAATGTTGCGGCAGATTACATTGTAAACAATACTCTTGTTCGAGATAAAATCGGTGATATTCCTAAACTTGTACCGTGCTATCAAGACTTTAAATATCTAGATTGGACGTCTGAAGAAGTTTACGATGACTTAGAACAAAAATATGACGAGGAAGAACTGCAACAATTAGGACAACTGCTAGACGAACATGTCGACTGGGAAAGTGATGGCGAAAAGGATGCAGAAGGCAATGACTCTCGTCCTACACATTCCAAAGATGACCTACGTAAAATTCGTGACGAAATTAAAGAAAATATGATGAGTTCTGCTCAGGCCGCTGGCGCCGGAAATGTGCCTGGTGAAATTCAACGAATGATTAAAGAACTTACTGAGCCTAAAATGAACTGGCGTGAAATATTACGCCAGCAAATTCAGAGTATTATCAAACACGATTTTACATTTAGCCGTCCTTCACGTAAAGGCTGGCATACTGGTGCTATTTTACCCGGACAGAACTTTGATGAAACTATTGATGTTGCTATAGGATTAGATATGAGTGGTTCTATCGGTGATGACCAAGCTAAAGATTTCCTCAGCGAAGTAAACGGCATTATGGATGAATACAAAGATTACAATATTAAACTTTGGTGTTTTGATACAAAGGTGTACAACGAACAAGACTTTCACAGTGACGGCGGCGAGGACTTAACAGAGTACGAAATTATGGGTGGCGGTGGCACTGATTTTGATTGCTGTTGGGATTATATGAAGCACAATGACATCCAACCTAAGAAGTTTATCATGTTCACTGACGGTTATCCGTGGGGTAGTTGGGGTGACGAAAGCTACTGTGACACTGTGTTTTTAATTCATTCGAATAGAGATAAAAGTATCCAAGCGCCTTTTGGTACAACTGTACATTACGAGACAGCATGATTTTAAAACCAAATCCATTAAATTTATTTGGCCTTAGAAAAACAGAAATTGCACCTGTTTATTTTGAATATGTTACTGTCGACTTTTCTTATAACTTAGATGCGGCTATAAGTCAATGGATTGAAAAAAATCTTAAAGGAAGATATTTTGTTGGGAGGTCTAGTGGTGTAGATTCATCCAACAAAATAAATCAAGTATTAAAAGTAGGATTCGAAGAACCAAAAGAACTAAGCATGTTTATGTTAGCATGCCCACATTTGAAATACAAATAATATGAGTTATAAAACTAATCAAGGAAGAACGGACTGGGTAGACGCTGTCTATACCAGATTATAAGCCATGTTGTTATATTCCAGAACAGAGATACTAATAAATAAAGTGCGCATATATATTAATACAAGGAGACAAATATGAGCGATGACACTACTCAAACAGTTGAACAAGCAGTACCACCACAAGAAGCGGCCGAACAAGCTCCTGACTTAACTGTGCAAGATTTACAAGCTATAAAAACCATTATAGATGTTTCTAGTCAACGGGGTTCATTTAAGCCTAACGAAATGATGACCGTAGGTCAGGTATATACCAAACTAGAGATGTTCTTAAATGCTGTAGCGGCACAACAAGGAACACCCGAAAAAGGAGAATAATTATGACAAATTTAAAACATGTAGCTAAATTGTCTTCAAACGGTCGAAGATGTGTTGTAGCATATCGAGTGCTTCCGGAAGACCCCGACCATTGTCTTGTTGTATACTCAGACAGTTTAGATTCTGATCAACACGACACTTTAATAAAGCTTGTAGAAAGTGATACCGGACAGAGTTCATACGAACTTGCAGATGCTATGGCAAGAACACAGTTACCCGATGGTCGAAATATGCTAGAAGCGTTTCATCGTCAAGGTAAATTAACTATGCAGCCTACAAAAACTGTTACAATGGTTCCTAACAATCAAACTACTGTAAACTTACACGATCTTAACGAAATGATTGCTAAAGAACAAGGTGTAAGCATAGAGGACTTAGCAGTTAAACCTAAAACAGAAAAAAAACAAACTAAATCCGAAATTACTGAAGGTGTTGAAGATATTGTAGGTGATAATGTTCATTCAGATACTCCTCTTTCAGACGAGGATCTTGCAAAGTCTTATCGCTCGCAAGCAGATAAGCTGAGTAAGGAAGCCGCTCAATTGAGACGCCAGGCTGAGGAGCTTGTTCCTACAAAGAAGAAGAGTAAGACAGCAGTCAGTGAGTAAAAAGCTTCCTCAAAATGTTATTGATTTATGGCCTGAAGTTTTTAAAGACATTGAATTAGAAGTTATACCTGTTGAATATTTGCATGCTATACAAGTAAATTTTACTAATAATAGTAGCTGGATAATTGAACTCGAGGGTAACAATAATTCTGTAGATTCTGTAAATGAAACTCTGTACGAGCTAATGGACGAATATGCCGATGAAATCTATAATATAGACTTCCAACTCGACACACATAAAGTAAAACACGATATCCAACAGCGCACAAAGTACTTCTTAAAGAAGAAAAAATAACTTTTGAAATTTATCTGTGTTTTGACATAAATACTATTAGTAGATATTTTTAGGAGTAGCTAGAATGGCTTTAAGGTTAAGACGAGGTACTGACGCTGAACGGCTTGTAATAACACCTCTAGAAGGTGAATTAATTTATACAACTGACACTAAGTTGTTATACGTCGGTGATGGTACTACTGCCGGTGGTAAACTTGTTACAGGATCTGGTGGTGGCGGTGGTATTAGTTCATTAGCTGATGATCCTTCACCTGAATTATCTAACAATTTAAATGCTAATAACAACGACATTACTGGGTTAGACATTGCATCAGGTACTACTGCTAATTTTAGTATTATTACTGACGGCACTACTGTAATTACTGGTGGTGAGGTTAGTGCGGAAATAATTTCAGCAGAAGAGTTTAATGGTAGATTCCAAGGGGATCTTATTAACGATTCAAGCACTGTAGTGTTTAATAGTGCAACTTCTACTATTTCTAACGTATCATTAAATACAGTAGCACTAAGTAGCAGTTTAGCGGCAAGCGGCGAAGATATAATTAACGCAGGAACTGTTTCGGGTGCTGTTGCTGATTTTACAGATTTAGAAGTTGAAACTGGTACATTTACAAATGTAGTAGCGACTGATACAACTGTTACAGGTATATTGAATGCAGAACTTGTAATAGCAGAAGAGTTTAATGGTAGATTCCAAGGGGATCTTATTAACGATTCAAGCACTGTAGTGTTTAATAGTGCAACTAATAATTTAAATGTTAATAACATAGAATCAAATATTGTAAATGCAGAACTTGTAGTAGCAGAAGAATTTAACGGTAGATTCCAAGGGGATCTTATTACCGATTCAAGCACTGTAGTGTTTGACAGTGCGAATAATAATTTAAATGTTAATAACATCGATGGAAATATACTTACTGTTAATACAATCGAAACTGGAATTTTTGAAGCTACAACTAGTGTTACAACTCCGCTACTTTTAGATACCAGCAGACAAATACGTGTAGGTAACGCACAATTTCCGCACTCTCTTGTCATTTCAAATGACAGTGGCGGAGCTGATGATTATATTAAAATCTTTACAAATACAGATACATCTAACAGGTCTTGGGGGATAAAATTTAATGTATCTAGAGGTTCTGTAGATACACCAACTGCAATAGCTCAATATGACCAGTTCAGTGGATTAAGCTGGCAAGGGCATGACGGAACAACTTACAGACCAGGGGCAGCAATATTTTCATACTCCGTCGGAGCAGCAACTACTAACAGTTCAGGAGCTGTTACTATACCAACTGCTTTGACACTTTCCGTTAACGATGCTTCTGGTGACGAAAAAACTGTAACCCTTGTAGATGGCAATTTATTTCTCGAAGGCGCCATTACAGCTTCGTCGTATACAGGAGATATAACTGGTAGTGTGTTTGCAGATGATTCTACAATCTTAATAGATGCAGTAAATGGTGAAATTCCAGGGTATGTAAAAGTTGCAGATTTAAAAACAGCTCTACAAGATGGTGCTGGAGATTACGCAGCATTTAAATCTTGGGTACTTGCTAACCTATAATAATTAATTTACTAGCGTAAATATTTGCATCGCTTGTTTCGGTAGCAAATATATCACCTTGTCCTATAAATCCAGCTTGATGATATGTTTTAAGTGCACTTTTTCTAGGTATGCTCCATATCATGTTACAGCGTTCCACTAATGCTTGACTACTAGCAACATTCAGTAGAAACTGTCCCATTTTTTTGCCTCTGAACTCTTCTTCGATCCATAATCCTCTACTTCGATACTGATTATCAGAAGTTTTGTGTCCGCTGTTGACACCGATGATGACGTTGTCTACAAGCAGTGCCCAGTACGTTGCAGGATATTTGTATATTTCCATATTATATTCTACATCGCTATCAAAGGGCCAAGTCATAGAGCTGTGAGTTTTTACTTTACTATTACGACCGCTCCATAGATTTTGTTCCCATATAGGCTTTATTGTGTTAAAAGTAATCGTTTTTAGTGCGTACTGCATTTTCTTCCTATAATCATATATCGAGTATACAATGGCAGTTCTAATTCATCTATAAAAGATACGTCTAGTTTAGATTGTGTGATAAATTCTTCTGTACTGCTAGCACAACGTATATGTTCGTCTAGTTCACTATAGTTATTGCTTTGCAAAACAATTAACGCATTATCCGGTACATTACTGAGCCATTGTTCATATTGTTCTTGTGTAATATGTTCGCAACTGGTGTTTAACACTATGTCAGCATTGTATTCGAACTTACACATATCTGCTGTTAACGCCATAAATTTGCCTTCCATTTCTTGATTTTTGCAGATAGTACGAGCAGTTTCTTTGCAAGTTTCGTCTATGTCAATACTAGTAATATGTTTAATAGCAATGACACTGTTAAAAAGTAAACTTGATAGCACTCCGTTCCAACCACCATGTACGACTATTTTACTAGGATATTGACTTGTGTAGCGAGCAAGATTCTCTATCAGCCATACTTTACTGCGAAGTTGTCCTTTCCAAAAACTTTCAAGTGTGCGATATTGATCATCACTGTTGCGAATAGCATCCATCCAGAACATTACGTCTTCAAGTTCTACTTTCATTTTGTTTCCCACAAAAAGGACAGTACAATCTGTCTGGCTTCCATTTTTCTTCCATTGTTGCTATGCTCCAATAGCATTTACAAAATTTGCAAACAAAGTGCCAGATAATTTCTTTATCTACTTTCATATCTATCCTTTAGCCAATCAAAATCGTTAATTAGGGCAAGTGCCTGTGTATCTTTAGTATGTTCTAATGCATACACGTTACCTTGTTCTGCACCATTCTTAGCATCGTGTCTAAAATCTGCGTTAGGGACAGGGTGCAACCAGGCTTCTAATCTTTCTTGGCTCTCTGTATCATCGTTTAGAGTGAGTTTCACACATTCACGGAATGCTGAACGCCAAGTACTAAACGCATCTGTATTGAATTTGGTAATGTTACTTACTTTAGGTACTGCTTTGAATTTAGAGCTAATACTCGTTGTCATGTCAGTAGAAGTTACGTCAACCTCAAGTGTTAATTGTTTTGGTAACAATTT